ATTGTGTTATCTGTACGAGTTACCGCATCACTTCCAGCTAATCCCTTCTCAATGAATGCACCCTGAATACGAGTGAAAGGAAACTCTTCAGCAGAGTTATACCAAATCTCCAAGGTACGCTCACCAAACAAGTACATCTGCCTGAGATGTGAAACCACAGCCACTAAAAAATCAGGCGCACCCTCAGCACTAGCAAAATCCAAGGGGTCAAACACCAATGAGTTTAAATTAGATACAGCCCATTGACGAGTTTTCTTATAGTTAATTGCAAAATAACCATCTTGAAAAGTAATCGTATCAGAGGGAGGAATATCTAACTCAACATGCGTAAAAGACTCAGGCGTATAACCATAGCCCTTAACACCATCAACATAAGCCAAAGATAGACCATTATCAGCAACAGAAACCCTGCCATTTAATTGATGATCAGCAAGCTTTGCATAACCACCATTAGACGCTCGGTATAACGCTTCATTGGTAAAAACGTACAAAACTCCATTCAATACATGAGTTTCTAATATCCCGCTCACATTAGGGATAAATGAAAAAGGTTTACTACCAGGCGTAGAGATTAACGCATAATCCGTAGCGGATCTTTCAGTAATCTCAGGATAAAAGTTTATAACATTCTCTAACGAGCTAACCTGTGATCTAGCGTCACCTTTCTGTAATGCAAAAGGAATAGGCGTTCTAACTGGCATTACCAGCCACCACTCACGCCAGTAGGCCCAGATTGCACGTTATACCACAGCCATCTTTGGCGCAGTGCAGTATCAATAACCGCTCTAGGTACTCGGCTATTTCTTGCCTTAATGTTATTAAGTGACGTTATAGCCATTCTAGTCACCGTAGGGGGTGCTGCCTCCATATTGTACTCAGGGGCTAAGAACTCAGCTAAATTCCAAATAAGGCAATTCTGATAGCCTGGTGGGAACGTAGTAGCCTCAGTCACACAAAGCTGCGTTGGATTCATTGTAGTCTTGGCTTTTAAGTTAGCCTCAGTACGCCATAAAGTTAGTGAGTACTCATCTCCCGCATCAAAGGGCACGGTGCCTGCATTAATCACCATCTCAACAACTGGCGAACTAAACGCAACACCAACAACACCAGAACCTAAAGCACCAGACACATCACCAACAACCGAGTAATTATTCGCATCACTAAACGTAATAACGATGTTCTCAGTGACAGAATCCTCAGTGCCATTAAGTGTAATAGTCGCGTCATCATCAGTATTTCCCGTGCCATTGAACTGAATGCCAGTATCAAAGCCATAAGCAAAAGACGGATCACAGCAAGACTCACAGCGCCCATCTACATAGGTTCTCATGTTGGCAGTGAGTAAATTGATCTGATTCTGAGTAATTGCCAAATCATTAGGATTACTTATCGAAATCCTATAATCCGTAGAATCAGCAGTCTCACTCGTAGAGCAATCAGTCTGACAACTAGCATTGCATGGCGCGTACTCAGCAGAAAAAGGAAGCTCAACAATTAAATTTAAGAAATCGCCCTCCAAAGGAAAAAACTGCAGCCTAATCTGACCAGCAGGAATAGAAGGCTCATAGTAAAATTGGTAAGGCCTTCCCACTGTTGTTTCTTTAAATGGGTAGCCTTCCACAAAGTCCTGAACCCCCGCCCTAGTCATGCGATAGCTAGTACCTACGGGATCTGTCCAATAAGCCTCTATAATTTCAAGAGGCCTAGGGACATCAAAATCACCGTTAGGGCCAATCGTATACTCACGCTTACTAGGGTCAATAGGGAAGGTAAGCTTAGTGTAAAAAGGAATCATAAAACTTTGAGTGTTCCAACTATCTAGCAACATCCATAGAGCCTCTAAACCGTCTTCCATTTCTTGAGAGTTGATGGTATCTCTACGGTTAACTACGCCTAGCTTTCGTAAGGCAGTAGCTACAATTTCCTGCGCTGTCATTGATGTTCCACTCATAAGCGAACTCCTTTATTCTTCAGACTTCTTAGCCTTTGCTTGTCTCTTTTTCTCTTCCTTTACAGCAGCTTCTACAATTTGATCAGTCTTAGCTTTAGAGGCATCTTGACTCTTAGAAGTTGTCTTAGGGAATTTAGCAGGACTATCAACCCAACCATCTTTGCCATCGATAGAAGCCGCTTGCTCAGCAGTCAAAGTACGACCTTTTGGGGCTTCACTAGGATGGTAAAGAATAGTCATAGGGGCTTTTTTCTGTGGATGATAACGCATTGAATCATCGTCACGGTCGGGATTGTAATTAGGGTTTTCTTTTGGCATTTCAGTTATCCTCGGAAAAGGTTTAATAAGGTTTGAACGAAACTCTTTTGATTTAACTTTGCGGGACTATCTACCCAGCCATTCCTTCCACAATGCCTTTTAGCTTCTTCCTCGGTAAAATTTTTACCTGCACGAGCGTATTTAGCATGATACAAAATAACCACGTAATTAATCTCCAAAATCAAAAAAGCCCACCGTATAGGCAGGCTTTAATGATACACCATTTACACTCTTATTAGAATGTTTCAGGCGAAGAACCCCACATACGCAAGGATAGCTCAGGATAGATACAACGAACACCCCACAGCGCATCAATACGATACACCTGACGGAAGTTGTTAATATCATAACCCGCTGTCATAAGCATGGATAAACCAGCTTGATCATCACGCGCACGCTCAGCAACTACAGCACTTTCAGGCTCTTCAATGTCGATCATCGCTAAAGCACAAGCTTCACGATGGAACAGAAGGTCTTGGTTGTAAGTAGTGTTAGCCGCACCAATTACTTCAATAGCAGCATTGTCAGCAGGCGCATTAGTAACGTTTTGATAAGCAGTTAAGCTTACAGTTTGACCATTAGGGTTAGTAGTAGTCAAAGTACCGTCATTTAACGCTGGGCCTACAACAATTGTCGCGTTACCCGCACCATCAGAAACTACGTCTTGCTGGACTACAAACGATTGTAAATAACCAGAGTTTTCATAATTCTGTGGGTTAATACCATAAACACCAGCAATACGGATGATGTCACCAGCATTTAACACTTGAGTTGAAGCTGTCCAACCATCAGTTACCAATGAGTCACCAGTTTGGCTAGCTCCATTAATCAAGGGAGTGCCACCATAATCACCCACCGTATGAGTTGGCAAGTTGTTTGACTCGTGCATTGAGTAACCAGCTACATCACCGTAATAGCCTTTAACGTAAGCATCTTTAACCATCTTCTCATTGAATAGGTCTTTAACTTCGTTAGAAAGCACAGAACAAGTAATAGGGTTAGTTACAGCGCGTCTCATACCGTCATCAGGTACAGCGTGCTTAGTTTGTAAAGCTCGAGCACCAGAGAATGCAGAGTAAGAACCAGGAACAGTACCAGGAACACCAGCATACCAGAAGCTTTGAGTTTTAATCGCCACAGCAATAGAGCGGTCAATACTGTTAGCAATCTGAACAATACCAGAGCGCAAGTAACGCTCACGGAACATTTGAATGCTTAAAGTACGGTCAGTTTGAGAGAACTCAATACCGAAGTGCTTTTGACGGTCAATAGTAAGATTAGTGTTTAAATCTACCATTGGTTGAACTTGCAAAGTTGGGCCGTCAGCAGCTTTAGTACGGTAAGGAAGCTCTAAACGGATGTTATCGCCTTTCTTGTTAAAGCGTCTTTTATAGTCTTGATAGACTAATGGAGCAAGCACTAATTCGTTTTTAAGTAAACGTAGTGCGTCTTTGACAATAATGTCATCGGTTAAAAAATTGTTAGCCATGATTTAATTCCTCATTACTGGCTACCAGAATCTTCCCTTTTCACTTTCTACTTTGTCCATATGGGCATTGTATTCGGCTTGGCTCATATTCTTCATCGCTTTGCTTTGCGCTGAGTTTCGACCACCAACAGGGTTTATAGGCTCTGGTGCCTTTGTGGTTTTTTTGCTTGAAGGAATCTCTGGCTCATCAGCTTCATCTTCTGCTTCTTCATGGCCTAAGCTATCCACAATCTTGTTTAAAGCTTTTTCCAATCTTGTCTGTGTACGATACTTGCTGAGACTTAAGGCTAATTCAGGATTGCTAGCAATATGGTAAAGCACTTCAGGAGCAGCCTCTTCCATTTCGCTTATCATCACCAAAGTCATATCATTCATTACATAACCTTGTGACTGTACAACCTCATCAAAATCATCAGGGCAGTCATCCCACAACTCCGAGTATACCTTAATATCAGCGGCAGATTCAGCAACAACAGCATTATAATCATCCTCTTGTACTGTATTCTGCGCAGATTCGTACTCATTCATAGCAGCGTCATAATCTTCAATCGTTTCAAAGTCGATAGGATCAGGCTTAGGCACATTACGTGCGTTCTCCCTTTCCATCTCTTCAATTTTACGTTGAAGCGCTAATTCACGAGCGTTTGATTCTTTCCACTTTCGAGTAAGCTTATCCATCCGCTTTTGCAGACCACCTTTTTTCTTCTTAGGTGCAGCTTCCTCATTTGCCTTCTCTTCACCTTCATTTTCTGGCTCCTCTTGCGAGGCCTCAGCTTCGGGCTTAGGTTCTGGCTCAGTTTGAGCAATCTCCTCTTGGGGTTCTTCAAATTCTGGTACTTCTCTGATCATGCTAGGTTCTTTTGCACTCTCAGTAGTTATCGAATCACCAGACTCGTCTTGACTCCAACCAAAGCGACTATCACTCATTTTGCATACCTCCACGGTAAGGATTAAATCCGCATGTAAGCCCATGCGTAGGCGTGGAATTATTATATGTTAAGTGAGTACTTACTTACAAGATTTTTTGGCTTTCTCAAATGCCAATTTCATAGCCATATTAGGCTCATAGGATTTAGACTTTTCTTCCTTGTTTTCTGGTTTTTTGACTTCCTTGTCTTTGCTCACTGCATGCCCCGCATTTGCTTATCAGCTTCTACTTCAGCCATAGCAGTTAGTACTAACTCGCGGAGCATGGGAATCAATGTGGCAAGCTTTTCTTCAGACAATGTGTTTTGTGACTCCATAGCCTTAAGCTTAGCTTCTTCAGTCTTGCCTTGTTGCTGCATGACCTTGGCTTGCTCTTGCTCAGCTTTAAAGCCTTCAATCTGCATTTGAGCCTGCATCTCTGGCGGTATAGGCTGTTCTTCCATCTCATCTTCATCATCCTTAACATTCGGGGGAACCATTCTACCTAAACGCTCAGCCAACTCTTCAGCACCAGGAAAATCCATATTCTTAGCGATTAAATCCATAGCAACTGGGCCAGCATTAGGTACAGCCTGTAGGAATTCCATTAAGGTATTAACCGCTTCAATTCTCAAGGTGTTATACGCTGGGCCACTGGTAACTACAACGTCATAGCGACCTACGCCAATATCATTAACATAGGTTTTTTCCATGCCATCTAACTGCATCTCAGTATTTAGCATAATGAAATCTTCAGTCTCATCATTAAATCTGATACGGGTTTGACGCTCAGCATCATAGATCTTAGGAATGGCCTCTACCAACAGCTTACCAACCCTAGCAATCGCCTTATTGCGTGAATCAGTGTAGTGATAAGTTCCAATATCTGACTGTCTTTCGCGGGCCAAAATAGCACGGCCTGACTCTTCACCGCTCACATTTCCTAGGCTTGCATCATAAATGCCCATAGTGGCTTTAATGTCTTCACTAGCCGCCATTGCCTGCTGTAACTCAGCACCTTGATTAGCCTGCATACCTGGGTTTCTTTGTGGCATCCAACCGCTTACAGGATCAGGATTAGCAAATAGATAGGGGAGATTTTTACGGTGTACTTCGTTCCAGTCACCCTCAAAATTCTCAAGATTCTTAGGAGTAACGATATAAGGCGATTTAGGCGCTAGAGCAACCATTTCAACAGCTGCAGTCTGGAAGTAGTTATAAACACGCTGGGCATCTTTAGATTGTCTTACCAATCCTTCAAAGTAGCGCTTATTTTCTACAATAGTTTCAGATCCAAACATAGGAACCAAAGGAAGAGTAGAGAAAGGCATCTCAATACCAGCCTCACCACCCTCTAAGATGTCATTTGCTGTAATTAATCTCCAAATAACCTTATGCCCGTCTACCATACGCTGACGGGTTACGGTTAGATTTTGAGGATTCTTAATGGTATGCGGGTCGGTGTTCTTGTCAACAAGCTCTGCATTGTAACGCTTAAGCATGCGGCCATCCCACACTTGACCGTCACTCATTAGATAAAGCATATAAGTTTCAGGCTCTAAACAAATATACTCCGATACCGTGACATACTCATCATCACCCCAATAACCTACCATATTGTCTTCTTCAGCAAGCACAGAACCAGGAGAAGCATTAGGATACTGAGCCTCAAACTCTCTACGCAGCATCTTGTTATTGATAAATCCATACCTAGCGTCACTCCAATCAGGTTGAGTAGCACCAGGATCTATAAGGGCTGACGTAGGATTAAGCACCGAATCAATCACTAAATCCAAATCAAAGACATCATTACGAGAATAAGCCGTATAAACACGAAGGAAAGCAATACCACCTTGAACCATGTGATCCGAAGCACGGTCATAGTGACTTAAGGCATTAGAATTGTACTCAATGTTTTTAATTAACGCTTGATACAGCTCTGCACCAGAATAGTCACGACTACCCGCGACATTCATAAAGCTACGCTCTTCGCCTTGATTATCGCTCTCTACAGGGTGAACCTTAATATCTGTGCGGTTTTGGCGCATATCATTCACTACGCGCCTGATAAACTGCTGAAGCCGATTAATCGTTAATAGAGGCCTACCATCATCCTCACGCTCTTGTCTTACTTGCTCAGGCCATTGATCACCACTTGCAAAGCTACGATCACCGTCAGATAAATCATAGTTCTCTGACCAGAATGACCAGGCGGCACTAGCACGCTCTTTAGCACATTGAAGGATTAACTGGGTTTTATCTAAGCCGTCTTCAGGTTTCGACTCTGGCTCTGGTATCTCGGTGGGCTTGTAATCCATTTAAGCACCTACGGGGCAAAAGCTTGGAATAATGGAACGTAACTAGTCCTCTGTGTTTTCTGCGCTTGCTGATAATCAAGAAGAGCAGGCAATAAAAACTCGTCCCTAAAAAATACATAGGTGGGGTATAAAAATGCCCAATCAGGAACAGCCATTTTATTGAATAACGTCATTCTTTCTAAAAAATTAACCGCCTGACCATAATCTAACTCCTTGAGAATCAAATCAAAAACTGGGCCAGCCTCAAAAAGAGGAGAACTTAAGCCTGGAAAAATAGAAGCATTTACCGCCAACTCAAAAGGCAAAGCACCTAGCGGATTGTTTAGATTTTGATATAGCCAGTTTTCCTTGTCGGTATCTATCTCAGGCTCAGAAAGACCGCCGTTAGAAGTAATCTGCGCCATCTGTAGTTTTAATTTATAAGGCGCAATCTCAGCAATCGTGTCAGGAAGGGTATCAGCCAAAGCTGCATAGCTGTGTTCTACAATCTGCGCTTTATCTAAAAACTTAAGCATATCAGCATCAGTTAGATAGTAATGGATGCCCTCCAAAGTCACCTCAGAGCTATCTAGCATACAAATGATAGCGATAGACTCAATGATCGGCATTTTTTCTACGCGCTCATAAGTATTAATGTTATCAAGCCAGAATGCCTGATATTCAAGTACTGTTGTCATGTTATAGCTCCTTTAATTATTTTTAGGCTAACCACCCTCGGAAAGTGGCACTAATTAAGGAATAACAAAAGTTGATTCAAAATTAGCTTTAGTTGACAGCACTGGATAAGCTGAAGCGCTCTCACCAGCTGGATTTAAAATAATGTAATCTTCATTCAATGGATCAACACTAGGAGCATCAAAAGGAAAATCATCAGCACCATCGTTGAAGTTCCAGCGGAAAGGATCTTCAGGCGTGCGCAAGTCAGTTAGCGTGCCAGTGCCCGTATCAATTTGTATTGCTTCGATAGAAGCGCTTTTAAACGTAAATTCCGAACTAGGCATAATATACCTCCATAAGTAAAAAGTTAGACCTAACAGAGTTTGTATTATCCTACATTCTAAGCCCCAAGCCAACCCGCATTATCTGTACGTCCTTTCTGCTTGTGATGGACTACACGAGGCTTTTTAACAACTGGCGCAGGTATCTTGGGAATCTCCCAACTCTGCCCAAATCCCTGAAATCCATCAGCACCATTTGAAGCCCAGTTATGGTGAGGCTCCTTGCTATATGAATCTAATTCCTCATAATACTTGTATTGATAACTAGATAAGCATTCTATGCCTCTTGCGCATCCTGTCTCGTGAAAGATAACAAAGGGA